TAATCTCTCAAAAGCCGGCCTCACTAAACCCTAGGAGGACAGGGGATCCCAGTTGTCAATAATCCAATTTTCAAAAGTCGATAGATAGTGCGTTCGGCGCACTAACGGTTGTGGTGTCGGTACAGAGTATGATCCGCTCGGCGATTTCAAGCATGGCAACGAGACCGAACTCGTCGCCGTAGCAATCCATCATGAATTCGCGGGTCTCATCCTCCGAAAGTTCGTCGGGAACGTCTTGCAACGCTTCCAACAACCCTTCGACGGAGTCAACGCCGCTGATCATCGTATAGTAGCTGATCTCCCCAAGTTCAACCTGAGCCTCGCCTTCAGCGTGGTAGCGCATCAGGAAAAGCTCGCGCAATCTTGGAATGAACCTAAACTCGTAAGCGTAGCACAAGGCTTTCCCGGCCATGTAGGCCTCGTCGGTTATTGCCATGTTCGGTGAAGAACGGGCATTAAACCGAGCCAGAGCTTTGCCAAGTTTAGGCATCATGATTGGCACATCACGGTCAACGTGCAACCTGCGAGATAGAAAAGTGCTCTCTCCTTGCAGTTCCGGCGTGGCAGCGGTGAGCTTCATCCGACTATGCTCTTCCACCCAAGTTTCCCAATCCGTAGAATCGGTGGCCTTGAGCATCATAGCTAGCCAGTCGTCGCCCAGACAAAGTGCTGAACCCTTGTTACCGGTTAACTTGCAGTAGATCGCCTCGATTGAGATGTTCCATATGCAGTTGCGTGGCGTTGTGAGTGTGGTCCCAGTTGGTAGCTGATTCGCCAAATCAGCTTGGTGGCCGTGGTCAAGGTTCCTAACGTGGAACTTGCGCATGTCACGAAACAATTTCCGTGCCCACTTCGGGCATCCTAAGATACCGTAAACATGGTCACATCCCTTGGTCGCAAATTTTCTTTGCCGCAAGTCATTGGCCGAAAAATCGGCCTCCGCGCAATGAGTATACCCCTTCTCCCTTCCGTCGCGAAGGTGTGAAGCCAGATCCGTCGCCTGCCGCTTGTATGCTAGGCGCACGTCCAAACCCCCAATCACTTGGGTGTCCGTCAGTGCTTTTAGCTTCTCCATCATGATCATGGCAACCGGGCCCGTGAGGGCATTAAAATGGTCGTTGCCAGCGTAAATGAGCCGGGGGGCCCACTTACCATCATAACGTTTGAGAAGTGCCTCTACCTTGACGCTCAGCGTCTTGGTCCCCAGGTAACCCGCGTCATCCTCACAATCAAAGAGCTCATCAAGAGCCTTGACCATGCGTGCGCGTTTGGGTGCATCGAACTTGTCGAGCCAGCGGGCAACGTCACTCTCTTCAACATCCCACTCCGAATAGGGCCGGATAGGCGCCCATACGTCCATGAATAAACCTTGGAACAATTGACTGCAATCATCGTCGTCGTCCGGCTGGGAATTGCTTCTCTTGTCGAAAGCAGCCAGATAAGACTCGAACGATTTGCTGTCAGTCACGACAGGCTCGGCTTCCTCAATGACTGGCCCGAGTTGGTTGGGCACTGCAATGACTTCCCGGTGTTCCACAAACTCGTCAAAAGTTTGCGGAACCTTGGGCGTGAACTCCCTGACGGGATTCACGGTGAGGATACCGTCCGTTGGTTCCACGTTATCGAACTCGTCCCCATGGTGGTGGGGGACAACTTTGGATGCCCCAATCCTACTAGGTTTCGCGCGGCCCCGCGCGTCCCTGGTAAAATGGTGCATGTGGTGGTGTTGGTTGGTTGTGTG